CGATGGATGGAACAACATGTGATACTGAACCAGTAAATAAAAGTTAGATTTATATAACAACTGCCGGATATAAAGGAACATACTCATATGATCGTTTAATCGGTCTATTGGTGCGCATGATTATGTAGCCGGAACGATGCATTGTTTTAGGTGGCACTTGGAGAACTCCTGTCGCCATGGGCCTTCAAAGTAAAACTTTTATAACAGATCAAAAAGAGGAAGGAACCTTTAATGAAGCATCTTTTGAACGAGAATTTGAAAGTCGTTGGTCAGGAACTACCGAAGATGCTTATTTTAATCCTGAAATTTTTGCGAGAAATCGTGTGCTTAATCAACCAGAGTATGAAGCTTCTGGGCGCTCATCTAAACTAGCTACTTATGTGATATCTGTGGACGTTGCTCGTTTTAAAGGATGCGACACAGTATTTTGTATTTTTAAATCAACGCCATAGCCACAAGGAATACCTGTAAAAACATTGGTTAATATATATACAATGAATGATGAACATTTTGAAGATCAAGCTATCTTTTTAAAACGTTTATATTATAAATATAATGCTAATAGAATAGTAATCGATGGTAATGGTAATGGTGCGGGCCTCGTTGATTATATGGTTAAGCCACAAATTGAATCTCAAACAGGTGAAGTTCTTCCTCCTTTTGGAGTATATAATGATGATAAGTTTGAATATACTAAATATAAAACAAACGATACTGTTTTAGATGCTATGTATATTATTAAAGCAAATGCGGCAATCAATTCAGAAGCTCATGTTAATGCTAAATCTTAGTTGGCTTCTGGAAAAGTTAAATTCTTAATAGATCCTCGTTCAGCTTAGCAAAAACTTCTTGCGCAAAAAGCTGGACAAAATATGACCTCAGAACAGAGGGCAAAATATTTACTTCCTTTCAACCTAACTTCCATTTTAGGTGAGGAAATGGCCAATCTTCGGGAGGAAAATGAGGGAGTTAATATTAATCTTAAATAGGTTAATAAAAGAATCCGTAAAGATAAATTTTCTTCTATGGAATATGGTCTTTATTATTTGAAATTAGAAGAAGATAAAAAGAAACGAAAGAAAAAATTTGTGGCTTCTGATTGGGCTTTCTTTAATTAAAGAAAGCCTTTGTCAGATTAAAGTGGGTGATTTATTTATGATGTCTTCTCGTGGAGAAATTCGTATTCATGAAATACTTGAAGAAGCTGGACTTAATTTTAAAGAAGAATATATTTTTCCAGATTTAAAAAGTTCTAATGGAAAACCTCTTCGCTTTGACTTTGTAGTATTTGATGATGATGGATATATTGATTTTATAATAGAATTTTAGGGAAAGCAACATTATGAGCCAAGTTCCAAATTTGGTGGCAAGAAAGGGCTTTACCAATAGCAATATAATGATAATAAAAAAAGACGTTTCTGTGCCCTTCATGATTTTAAATTAATAGAAATTCCTTATTATGAAGAAAATTTAATTGATTACGACTATATAATGGAACGTGCGGGTTATTAATTTTCCATAGAAAGGAGGTAAGAGATGGAAGAATTTACATAGCAAAAAGCCAAGAGAATAGAACAAGCTCATGCCAAGGGGTTTGATCTATTTGGGTTTGGCGATTAGGAGTTTAGCAAAATTAAAGTTGGTATGAAATCACTTGATAACGCTGTTTTAAAATTAGAAAATTATAAAGGCGATTATCCAGAAAATGTTCAAATTACTAAGTAGGGTATATATAATGCTATTGCAGAAAATGATGCTGTGGAAATGCGCCGGATTTCTAATTTATTTTATAAATTAAATGGTATCTATCAAAGAGTTTGTGATTACTTTTCTTATCTTTATCGATTTGATTGGTATATGATGCCACAAATTTATAGCGATAGCGTAAATATAGAAAAAGTTTTAAAAGAATTTTCAAATGCTTTAACTTTTTTTGATAATTCTTATATTAAATAGCTAGGTGGAGAAATATGCGCTAAGGTTGTGCGCGATGGTTGTTATTATGGATATATTGTTGATAATGCAGATCAATTAATTATTTAGCAGCTACCCATTGAGTATTGCCGCACAAGATTCAATGTAGGAAACAAGCCGGCTGTAGAGTTTAATATGAAATTTTTTGATACTTTTCCAAATACTGCTTATAGACAAAAAATTCTGGCATTATTTCCTGCAGAATTTCAAAAAGGTTATAACCTTTATAGGCAAAGAAAGCTAATAGATACAGATATGTATAATACTACTTCTTCAATATTTCTTGCCAGTGATGGTTGGTATTTATTAGAACCTGAAAATACTGTAAAATTTAATATAAATAATAGTGATATACCTATTTTATTAAATTCTATTCCTGCTCTTATTGATTTGGATTAGGCATAGGGGCTAGAAAGAAAACGTTTAATGTAGCAATTGTTAAAAATAATTGTTCAAAAGCTTCCATTAGATAAGAATAGCGATTTAGTTTTTGACGTAGATGAAGCAAGAGATATTCATAATAATGCGGTTTAGATGTTGGGAAATTGTATTGGTGTTGATGTCTTAACTACTTTTACAGATGTTGACGATATTAGTTTGGCTGATACGGTAAGCACTTCTTCAACAGATAATCTTGAATAGGCAGAGAGAACTGCTTATAATAGCATGGGCGTTTCAAGAAATTTATTTAATACTGATGGTAATTTATCATTAGAAAAATCAATCTTAGATGATGAATCTACTATGCGTTCATTCTTATTTTAGTTAAATGCTTTTATGGATAGAATTGTTTTGCGGAAGAACCCAAATTCTAAAAAATATAATTTTAAGTTTTGGTTTTTAGAAACTACTCAATATAATTATCAAACATTATCTAAGATGTACAAGGAGCAAACTCAATTAGGATTTTCAAAGATGCTTCCACAAGTCGCGTTAGGGCATTCTTAGAGTTTTATTCTTAACGCCGCGGTATTTGAAAATGAAATTCTTAAGCTCAGTGAAATTATGATTCCTCCTCTTATGAGTTCTACTTTAAATGGAGAAGATGTTTTGGGCAATAAAAATTCAAATAATTCTACAAAAAATCAAAATACATCGAGCAATAGTAATGGGGAAGCTGGTCGGCCAGAGAAATCTGATGACGAAAAGAGTTCTAAAACTATTGCTAATTTGGAGTCGATAAATTAATAGGAGGCTAATAAATGCACACAAGTGTTCGATTAGAAAGCCCCATCGAATTTTTGAATATCACTCCTTATAATCCTTTAATTTCTCGTTGTGAAATTAAAGTATGCTATGTGGGCGACCAGGCAAACCGGAATAAGAGTATTATTACGAAGGCTGTCGCAACAGAGATGGCAAATAGTCTGCCTGGCTCCCCCATAGTTGGATATTGGGATGAAGAAACAAAAGACTTTGTTTCACATTCTAAAATTTTAGAAGTTAAAGATGGGCAATTAGTTCTAAAAGATATGACCAAACCTATTGGATTCGTCGATTTAAACGCTAAGGTTTGGTTTGCGAAATATCTAGATGATGGCCAAGATGAACATGAATATTTAATGACTGAGGGTTGGTTATGGACTGGGAGATTCCCAGAAGTTCAAAGAATTATTGAGCAAGGCAATAATCAATCAATGGAATTAGATGAAAAAAATTTAAATGCGTTTTGGTCGAAAGACAATAACGGAAAACCAGAATTTTTTATTATCAATGAAGCAATTATAAAAGGTTTGTGCGTTCTTGGTGAAAACAATGAACCTTGTTTTGAAGGTGCTAAAATTACTGCACCAACAATTCAGTTCTCATTCGATGAAGGCTTTAAAGAGCAGTTATTCTCTATGATGAATGAATTGACAAAATTATTGAATAAGGAGGAACAACGAGTGCTTACACGGTATTCTGTAACCATTGGTGATGCCTTATGGACTGCTCTATACGAATACACTGAAAATCTTGATTGCGCTTATGATATTGTGGGCGTTTATGAAGATGGTGAATAGAAATTTGCAGTGTTAAAGGCTGATGATAAGTATTCTCGTATAGATTTTTCTATTAACGAAGATAATACTTATTGGTGCTGAATTAGTTGCTTTTGATTCTTATGAGCCTGACGCAGAGCCTCAGTTTGCGGCAGAAGCTATTGCTGAATATGTTGCTCAGAAAAAGGGCAAAAAAGAAGAAGAAGACACTGAGGAAAATGAAGATACTACGAAGAAGGAAAATACTTCCGAAGAAGAAGAAGAAGATAAAAAGAAAAAGAAAAAAGAATATTCTTTAGAAGAGATTCCTGAATATGTAGAACTTAGAGATGCTTTTAATACTTTAAAGACTTAGTATGATACTCTTGAAGTTAATTATAATAATATGAAAACTTCTGTAGCAGATTTAACCCAATTTAAGAATACGGTCTTAAAGAAAGAAAAGCAAGAGATGATTAATAGTTTCTATATGTTGTCTGATGAAGATAAGAAAGATGTTATTGATCATATCGATGAATATTCTAAGGATGAAATTGAAGCTAAATTGTCTATTATTTGTGTGCGCAATAGAGTTTCTTTTGAAGAAGAAAATAAGCCTAATAATCCTACGACATATAGCTTTAATGATATTGACAACAAAGAAAATACTGTGCCCGCTTGGGTGAAGTCAGTCATGGCTACAAAAAGTAGTATGACTAATTAATTAAGGAGGAAAAGATTAAATGCTTAGAGATTTTTTACAGAGCAAGATTAAGTCTCAGGCTAAGTATCCCGAAGTGGGATATGGCCAAGTTGAGCCTAATCATTTATCTGCTCAGTATAATGGCAAAATCTATGGGCAACTTCCCGCTAATAAGGATATCAAGATTCTTGAGCAGGGCCAGTTTGCCAAATATGATTATGAAAAGGGCGAAGTAAATTTTACTGGTGAAGGCGAGTGGATGCTTGTCTTTAATGAGATTAAGCTTTATCGTGAGTTCCAGAGAGATTGCGAATTTGCCATGATTAAGGGCAATTATAGTGCCCGTGTATATAGTCCTGTCGATGAGGGTACTACTAATGATTCTTATGGTCCTACTCGTTTTTGGCAGGGTAATAACCCTAATGCTATTGGCGTAAAGACTGAAATCAAGGACGGCAAGGTTGTTCATACTCCTGGCACCGGCGATGGTTTTGAGGTTCCTGACTATAAGGTTGCTTCTGATGTGCCTGATTATTGGGAAATGGATGACATTAATAGCACCGATCCCGCTCAGGTTTTGTGGATGCGTCTTCGTTCTTATCGCGAGAAGGCAATGAAGGCTGGCACTTCTATGTTCCCTCGCCTGTTCAAGACCGATGTGGGTGATATTTATACCACCAATATGGTTAATGAGACTGAACTGGCTCTTGGCGATAAGCTATATGTTGGTGAAAAGGGTATCCTGTGTAAGACTAAGGCTGAAGCTTCTGCTTCCTTCGCTGGTTCTGGCGATATGATTTGGAAAGTCGTTAAGGTTTATACTGTGCCTGATCATCAGCGTGGCGTTAAGCTGCTACGTATTCAGTAATAAGAGAAAGGAGAAAAGAAAATTATGTTAGATAAGAATAATTTAATTGCTCTTGCTAAGCAAGTAGCTCGTGCTGATCGTTCTGCTCCTGTTTCTTATAGCTTTAATGGTGAGAATTTCTCCTATGCGGAGATGAATGAAGCTCTTCGTCGTGAGCTGAATGAATATGTTGGCACTAATGCTGATTATAGAAAGAATAAAGAAATTCTATTTGAAGTTATTGAGCAGACTATTGATGATGTTCTGCCCAAGAAGGTTGAAAGAACTTACTCTCAGTTTGCTGAGACTAAGTAGTTTGCGCAGGGTGATAAGCCCATCTTTAGACGTAAGAGAGATAATCGTGTGCGTGCTAAGCAATTTGTGACTCGCGGCACTCTCGCTGGCAAGTATGAAGTCTTCAAGCTTGGCTATAATGAGAATGAAGCCTTTGAAGTTCCTACTTCTGCTATGGTTGCGGCTGCTCAGATTGGTTTTGAGGAATTCCTGGATGGCCGTGTTGATTGGGCCGATCTGATTGATGTTGTCATGACTGGTATGGATGAGCTTCTGATTAAGGAAGTCACTCATGCTATGCAGGCTGCGGTTAATCAGCTTCCTCCTGCCAATGTTGTTGTTGCTACTGGATTTGATGAGGAAGAGTTTGATCGTCTATTGGTCATTGCTTCTGCTTATGGTACTCCTACTATTTATTGTAATTATGAGTTTGCTGTAAAGATGGTTCCCGCTGAGGGTTGGCGTTATACTGAAGCTATGAAACAGCAGCTGTGGGATACTGGTCATTTAGCTACTTATAAGGGACGCACTGTTGTAATTCTTCCTGATGGCATTGAGGATGAGACTAATACTCGTCGTAGCACCGATCCTGGCTATTGCTACATTATTCCTTCTGGCGCAGATACTAAGCCTGTAAAGATTGCTCTTGAAGGCACTACTCAGACTAAGGAACATCAGAATGCTGATTGGAGTCGTGAGATTCAAGTTTATCGTAAGGTTGGCGTGACTTGCATGATGGCTAATAATATTTGTGCTTATTGTGATCTAAGTCTTGCTGGCAACTATGATCTGAAGGGAACTCATTGGGATAGCTCTTCTTTCATTGATATGACTTACAAGACTTCAACGACTTAATTTAAATAAATAAAGATTAATCTGAGGGAGTGGGGAAAATCTCCCTACTCCCCTTATTTTTGTTATGAGAAAAAGGAGAAAAATTAAATATGGCTAAGGAAACTTGTAGAATTAAAAATAGAAGCGCTGGTATTGCGGTATATCGCATTCCTGAGCTTGGTATCAGACGTTCTTTTGCTCCTGGTGAGATAAAAGAAATTCCTATTGATGAATTAGAAAAATTAACTTATCAAGCTGGTGGTCTTGCGATTCTCAGCAACTTTTTACAGATTCTTGATGAAGAAGAATTAAAAAAGACAGGCATTCATACTGAACCTGAATATTTTATGAGTGAAGAAGATGTTGTTAAACTTATTAAAGAGGGTTCCGTCGATGAATTCTTAGATTGTCTTGATTTTGCACCTCCTGGTGTGATTGATTTAATTAAGCAATTGAGCGTGTCTATTCCTTTGACTGATATGAATAAGCGTCTTGCTTTAAAGAATAAAATTGGTTTTGATATTGATGCGGCTCTTAGACATATCATGGAGGAGCATGAAGATGATGTTGTGGCAAGCGATACTCCTAAGCGCAGAGTCCAAAAAGAAACCCCAGTTGTGGAAGAAAAGCGTAGAACTACAACTCCAAAGTATAATGTAATTTCTACCAAAGAATAATTTTAAAAGGAGAGATTATAGATGGGAACTCCTTTTACAGAAGTCTATAATCGCTTTCTCGGTAAAATTACCGATGATATGTATGTTGAATTAACTCCACAGGATACAATTAGGGATTTGCGTAATATGTTAATTAACGCAATTCCTGGGTTTGAGTTCCCCCGATGTGACTTATATACTTATACACTTGAATCAGAGGTCAAAGGCGAAGATGAAGTCTTAACCTCTGATTTTATTATAGGCATGTTATGGAATGAAACTCCTGATGGGGAAGATGGAAAACCGCCAAAAGTGGTTATAGAACACTCTAATTTTGCTACAGAACTTACCTCTGAAGAAATTAATATTCTAGCAATCCTAATGATGTGTGCATGGGTTTAGCGACAAGTAACTTCTATTGAAAATACTCGTATGAAATATACGGGGACAGACTTTAAGATGACGAGTTAGGCTAATCATTTATCTAAAATGATTACTTTGCTTAATGAATGTCAAAGGTAGTCTCTTCATATGTAGCGTTTATATAAACGTAGAAAAACTGGTAAGGATGGCATTTATAAATCAAATTGGTCTATATTGCGCCAGCCGGTAAATGATGATGAATAAATATGATTTAGAATTTTCAAAAGAAGTTATCAATAAAAACGTTATGCGTTTAACTAATTAGGTATGGAAATTAATTCCAATGCGGGAAAATGAAGAAGATTGGCAAAAGTAGCTTGAAACAGTGCTTTTGGAGATTGTTGGTTTAGATGAAATTTTTTCACATAAAGTTGAATATTTATAGATTTTATCTAAGTTAGAAGGATTAAAAATCGAAAAGGATATTGATTTTTAGTTTTTTAGAAAGACAGTCTTTGAGATTATAACTTTATTAGCAGGATGTAAAAATGTCTGATTTTGAAGAGTTGTTTCCTTGTTTTAAAGGTAGTAATAGTTCTATGCGCTTAATGCTTAATCGCATAGGAAAATTAGAATTACCAGATTATAAAGACAGCACTGTTCAAGGCGCTATTGATATGTCTAAGATTTTGACTGCACGAGGAGGTTTTGCTTAGCAAGACCGTATGATAAAAGATAAAAGACGTTCATTGGATAGAGCTACCTTATATTCTTATTAGGGAGCTTTAATTAAAAGATAGATATATGATTTTACTCCAACTATGGAAGGAGTAAAAGAAGCTGACCCAGTAAGGGCTTTAATAAATCCTAATAAGTTAAAAGCTGATTATGATGAAAAGATTCTTTCTACCGGATTTGAAAATGGATTTAAAGCTGGAGATGTCTTTGAATGGTGCAATACTGGAACCTATTGGTTAATTTATTTATAGGACTTAACTGAGTTAGCTTATTTTAGAGCTAATATTCGTAGATGTTCTTATGAGATCTAGTGGGATGATGAAGATGGGGTGCGGCAACGCACATATATTGCTTTGAGAGGTCCAGTAGAGACTAAGATTGATTATATTTAGAAGCATGGTATTAGTGTAGATAATCCAAATTATTCTTTGAATATTTTAATGCCTAAAAATACTGTTACTTTAAAGAAATTTAAAAGATATAGTAAATTTTATTTATAGGGATTAGTTGAAGGAGAAGACAATATTTGTTGGAGAGTTGAGGCTA